CAGCCTCGGATGGCGGTTTTGCCTTCGATTCAGAGATAAAACTCTGTTTCAGTTTGGCAGCAGTGGAAACAAGGTATGAATCAACCTCAATGGATGATCCATCCTTGACCTCCTTACGTTTATTGGTCACATTGTGACCATTCACGAAGGAGCTAACCAGCTTGGCTACGGCGATTATACGCTGTCGCTCTGGTTCACCCAAGTCGGCGAGAGAGATCTCACCTTCAAGAGCGGTGGCTAGAGTCCCGTTACCAACGTAACCCCTGAGGATCAGTTGGAGGGTCTTCTTATGAGAATCATAAGTTACCATCTTAGTTCCTTTGGAAGCTGTAGAAGCGACGCGTGAAGGTTTTAATCTTCGACGTTGAGACTTCTTTGCCGTCTTTCCCGCAGAGCCATCTTTCGATTGCTCGCCGGGATTTGAATGGCTTCCTGCCTTGCTCGTGGAGTCCTGATTGCTCTTCGGAGCTGTCTGCTTTGCGTTCATAGGTTTTCCTTATGTGATTGGCCGTATACGGTTTCTCACCATAGTTGATAGAATAGCCATGTCTCTTTTCCAAGATATTGGCCGTAGATGCGACACCTAGCTGATTAAGGCTATGTGCGGTATCCTGCAAATGCACGAAGGTGTTTGACCACCCAGTGCGTAGGACCGAGCTCTTCCCTTTCGGTAAGATCGGGGTCCGGGGATTGTCTGGAAAGCCAGTCCACCGGTTCAGAGTTGTTACTCTCTTATTCAGTAAACGGGCCCAATCCGCTAAGCCCAATGTCATTGGCGAATTCTCTTGAAAGTATTTACTTCTAAGATGCATCGTGGATGACTTCGAACTCTCCTCTAACGGTTTCCCGTTGTAGAAGGTATCTAGGACTTTTAATCGCTTTACATGAGCAAAGGAACTTTGATCAGTTATCTCTAACCAATCTTTGTAACTTATGCCATTAGGGCGAAGGTCACTTCCACCCAGTTCAACTGGAAGGAACAGACCTGAGCACATGCCTACCAGCTCATCTGGCAAGTGCCGGAGTGCCTCTATACCGTAAAAGTCAAAAGCTTTTTGGTACTGAGAAACATCTCCTAACGATTTGACCTTGATCGATGGATTTACACCCATCTTTGAGATCAATTTTCCGAGGAATTCCCCGTATTCATCTGATACTAAGGACTTTGAAAGGTTTATTTCAACCCCAAGAGCCCTCATCTCAGAGAGGTACGCCCTCGCTAGGCGCTCGTCGCAGATTACTACGTCGTCCCCGACGACCATGTAGTTACCGCGACTAACCCCACACTCGTCCGATAAACGGTCGAGCATGACGGCATGCGTCAGTGTTGCTAAGAAGAACGAAGGACCATACCCAAGAGGTTGGCCTACAGTCCACCGCAAACACTTATCGTTGAACAGCCATTCTTTACCTATAACTAGGTCGAATGCCTCAATGTCAAATTGAGAAGCAATTCCTTGAGTTCGCAAGTTCTCGAGTACTATGCGCTGGTAGACGACTGGGAATCGATCAGTAAAGGAGGTACAGTCGTAAGACCAAACTCTTTTACCTTCGACGAGCCATGATTGAACGTTAGCTCTCGCTAATTCTTGGTCATGAACATAGGCTTCAGGGTACTGCAGGAGTAGATACTCTTGCAGTTTTACCTTTAGCGGTTCGCCAAACGCTTGGAAAGTGAGGAACGGGTTTGCTATCCACCTGGCTTTAGCACCGTGGTCCTGAAGGATCACGACTTTACCAGCGGGAAGATCTAACTTTTCCTCTTCATAGCTAAGGGGTATCGTAACCGAATACCCGACGCGATGACTTACCTCTTGGGTCTGACTAACCCAGAGGCTGTGTGACGCAGCGTCCTGCATTAGGAGATCCCTCCATAATGCGACTTTTGTGTCAGTCCTACTTGCAGTGCCGAAGAACGGTCCTTGGAGCCTTGCGGTTCCAAATCGACGTTCCCAGTATACAGTAGGGCTCCGCTTAGATGAACCCAGGAAATCTGGGAGCATTTTGCAGTCGGAAGCTTCAGCAAGACACCTTGCAATAGTGCTGCTGGTCACAGGCCTAAGCTCAGACAATGTCTGAAGCCTAGGTGATGATGAGGACAGTTCAACGGATCCTGTATAAGGACCTGTTATAGCCTCTTCCATCTTCTTTACCTGTTTCTGCGAAGGCTTATTCAGTCTTAAGACTGTATAAGTGCGGCAGAACGCCTCTTTAATCCGTAGGTTTTCTACGGTGTTAGGGAGGGTCAGTACGCTATGAACCAGAGGATTTTTAACAATCCTCCTTCCGCTGCGGTTTCGCCGCACAGCCCAACCTGGCATGGGAGTATAACTCTCATGTGGATCGACAAGGGAATTGAGAAAGGCCGTTTTAACAGATTTTAACCTGTCTACGGTCCATTCAATCCCTGAGTTAACCACCCAATTCTCTATCTGGTCCACGTAAGTGGATACAGCATGAGGGGGCAGTCCTACCGAGAGTAAGTGTAGTCCGACACGGCTCTTATCAAGCATTGTTTTACTCCTTTTAAGGATTAAACGACATGACGAACGTATTCCTACGTCCTACAGAGCTTTGTATCGCCTTAATGTCCCATGTGAGATAGACTCTCATGGTTCATAAGCACTGCTGTGTAAACACAAACAGCGCGCATATGCACCGGAGTGCTCGTCTGAATGGACGGACCTTAGACAAACGATATGAGGCTGCTACAAGAGCAACGGGATTCCCCTAGAG